AGGTTAATGCCATCAACTTCCATTACAGATTCTGTATGAAGGAACTTACCTACATTTTTATCTCCAGCTAATACTTTACCAATTTTCCCGAAAAACTCTTGCTTCCATTTTGTAAAGTACTCCTCCTTAAAGGTCTTTTTCTCTTCGACAAATTGTTCTTTCATTTGCTCTTTCTTATTCGCCCAAAATGCACCAGGACTTTCTATGTGGTACTTAATGTTAAGAGAATTATCTGAAAAGGCTTTCAATAAGAAAGGGATAGCAGTGGCACGACGGATCCATTCTAGTGATCCATATATGTCCGGCACTGTATAATAGTCCTGGCAAAAGGAATACATTGAGGAATAATAAGCAGATATCCTATGAGCGAATGGATTTTTAAAATCAAACAACCTATAGGCTTGGTAGTTCTTAACAGAGTTAATATGGTGGAAACCCCAATCTGTGACCACACAATGGGTAGCGTCTAGCTCATTGATGTTGGTATCTACAACGGCAAGGCGTGATCTATCTGCTTTGCAATGTTCAAGCTTAAGAAATTTGGGCCTACCTATCCTGCCTCCTCTACCTTGGATAAACTTAGTGAAGCCGCTTTCTATATGGTTGTAGTCTACAATCTGCTTCATGAGATAGGACTCATAGTCCCATGACTCTAGCCACTGCATTACTTCTTCGTCTTCTGTCCATTCTCTTACATATACACCCTTCACTACTTTATCAACATAAAGTTGTGGTCCTTGTCCATATACAAGGTCTCTCTTCTTGGCAAGTAGTCCAGGAGCTGTTGGGTTGTTGGCTATAATGTTCTTGATCTGGGTAGGTAGATCGTTATAATCACCGTAAGGAAATATCCTGTAGCCACCTATGTGTGCCCTCTTATCCCAATTCAAGGACTCTGTCTTAGGCCGCTGATTCTTAAACTCCCTTGGGTTAGTTTCTGAAATGGCATAGCTAAATGCTACATCATCACACTCTACCGTGCCTGCGTAGCCACCCTCACTTGTGTTTATATTAAACATATTTTGTTGAATTTTAAAAGTAATGGTAAATAGAACTGTCGCTCTTTACCTGTCTCTACGTCTTTATATGCAATGAGCATATCACTCTTATTGGACTGGTCGTTCTTGTAGCCTTTTCGTAGTATAGCTTTATCAACAACCTTAGTTCCTTTGGATGTACCTGTGGTCTGGTTGTAAGATTGGTAAGTGATTGAAAAGGGTATGCCTGCGTGAGACATCTCTCTCATTTGCTTCACTGCTACTTTAGCCCTGTTGATACTCATTGGTTAGAAGTTTCTACAAGTATAGAGTAGAGTACTGGTTAAGGGTGTGACAAGTGAGCTAGTGACCCTGTTTATCTAGGTTGGTTGGGCGCTCGTTCGGAGTGATGCGCCATATTTCTAATGGGTGGAGGGGTGGCGCAATCATGTTTTAGCGATTGAGCGGGGTGGGGGCTCGAAGACTTAACCCTAAAACATTAAAAATGTTTTAGGGTTAAGTTGCCGATAATCAGCGTGTTAACAAATTTAGGTTTTAGTCAATTAGGGTAAACACAGGGTTTTTTTAATGAAACACGCAAAGATTAACAATGTGTTAAATTCTCTATTATATTAGAATATAGAGAGGTAAAAATTAGGCTAATACGCTGATAATCAGTATATTTATATAACAAAAAAACACACTGCGACAACAGTGTGTTTAGGTAACCTTTAAAAAATTGAACTATGCAAAAGTCAAATCTTTCACGCAAAGATACCCAAAACACTCTGAAAGACAGGGTACAAAAAATACTAAAATTGAGCGGTTTTGAACATTGTTTTTCTGAAGCCGATTTTATTTGTTTTTCTAGGCAAACAAAAGGCAACTTTTCTCAAGCCTTTGACATCTCCCAGATGTTTATAGAGGAAAATCAAAACACAATTAACGACTATACCTCTATTTATGAAAACTAATCAAACCGAAATGAGCCTAAAAAGTGAGCTAAGCGAAATACAGGAAATTTCAATAAGCTACAAGCCTAGAAATATCTTAGGAAACAAGATTGGATCTTCTTTTGATGTTGAAAAAATACTGCGCCTATTCTTTGAGGATGAAATGGATTATAGAGAGAATTTTTTTGTTGCTATTCTCAATAATCAAAATGAAATTTTAGGAGTAAAAAGAATTTCAACCGGTGGCATGACCAGCACAGTAGTAGATATTCGATTAATTTTTCAAACTGCAATTTTAGGGCATGCCACAAGCATAATTGTAGCACACAACCACCCCAGCGGAACTCTCAATCCGAGTGAACCCGACAAAACTATAACCAATAAAATTAAGACTGCTGGAAGCTACTTGGACATAAAACTTTTGGACCATTTAATTTTTAGCCGTGAAGGTTATTTCAGTTTTGCTGATGAAGGAATGTTATAAAATAAATCGGGGGCCAGAATGAGGCCCCTTTTTTATTCAAAAAAAATCGGGCTTACGCCCGATGTTCATTGCTTATCTTCAAGTTCATTAAAGCATAAACTTTCTAAACGCGCAATGGTATAAAATCTTTTTGATAACGATGTATAAAACACATTAAAACGTGTTTTTATACGGGCGTTGTATAACATATACTGCTACTTTTGGCTATTAAAGAAACTTATTGCATCATCTAATGTTTCGCTTTCTTTTAGTTCGTTCACTACTTCTTCCGCAGTAAACGATTTCACAACATCGGCTATAATTAATTGCTTAGTTTCTTGCTTGCTTCCAAAGTATTCGATTATACCACAAAGAAGATCAACATCTATTTTGGTATTTGTAAAACCTTTGTCTTTTAAAAATTTAATTAATTCTTGTAATTCTTCCATTTGTTTATTTATTAAGTTAGTGTTAATTTATCCGCAACTAATCATAGCCGTAGTGCGTTAACAACCCTATTTCTAAAAGCTTCAACCTCTAAACTTCCAAATGAAGCTTGAGGTCCAAAGCATTTGCCAATAGAATAGAATGGTGAAGAGAAAATAAACCTTTGCCGCTCATATTCCTATAAAAGGTAGATTGTTTCATCCCTATTATCTTAGGAAGTTCTATAAGGGAAATCCTTTTTTTCGCAGCTGTGTTTTTTATCTCTTCGAGAAATTGATGGTTTGTTTTTAGTTGCATTTCGATAATTATATAAAACCCCTTTGATGTTATCTCCAGAGAATTTTATTATTTAATTTGCTCTATAATATCCATAAGAGTAGCCGTTAATTTTGTCATAATCTTTCTCCCATTCTTTAGGTACAGCAGCTTCAAATTGTGATTTTGTTATTGCTCTTCCATCATAAGTGTAATTGTAAGTTTGCATAGCTTTTTGTTTTTAAGGTTACTCAAATATAAGTCTAATATTCTAATATATTAGACTATTTAAGAATATTTAACATTAAAAACTAATAAACCTCTGGATCACTGGTCTGGTAAATGCTCCGACCGTTGCTAATCTTCACCCAGTTTTTTCTATAAAGCAAGTATTTAAACCCATCGGAATAGTTGGTGGAATACATGGGCAGCTGCTTAAGCGGTAGCTTTTCGCTAGACTTATCCTTCTTGATCACCGTTTGACCTTTTGCGTTTTTGGTGACTTTTGTTTTGGCAAGCTCGAGAGAAGATTTCAGGTTTGGACATTGCAAAGCATCGATCATAAGCTCCGGTAATTTTGGATAATAATTACCCATAAGCTTTTTGGTAAATAGGTATTCTTCTTCCTGAAGAATATTCGCCTGATTTTTGGAATTAAGAACAACTGTCCAGCCTGTTTTGGTGCCTTCGTAATTCTCTATGTGGTCCTTGATCTCGTTCGCAAAATCTCGCTTAATCATCTGGTATTGATTTCCTGCCCGGTCATACCATAAATACAAAACTTTGTTTTTTTGGTACTTAAAGAAATCTATAAACTTCTTGGCCAACTCCTTGCTAGATTCCGGGGCAAGGGTGTGAAACTCCTTAATTATTCTATAAAGCCGATCGTTTCCCTGGCCCATTACCAAACTGGTCTGGTTTCCAAAATCCATACCTCCTTCTATAGGTGCTTTATGATTTAGGTATCTAAGCGCTAAAGAGGAAGCTTCAAAAGTTTCGGTAAGTTTTTTACTCTCGTAAAATTGATTATTTACACCATCGTAATAAAAGTGATCTTCATTTAAATTGATATAAAAACGCTCTCCTTTTTCAATATTGGGCTTGAAGGATAATATACTGGCCTTGGCTTCTTCTTGTCCTAGATCCTTAAGGGAATTGATAAAATAGTCCGCACCCAAAATGGTTGCATTGGCCAAAGAGGAACTTATATGAAAAAAGGTAAGACTCTTTCTTACTCTGTTGTGACGCTCCATCCATCGTACGAGATTTTTATCGAGTTTCTTTACCCTATCATAATGGCCTTTGTCGTGAGCTTCTTTCATTTCTATACGAATCTCATTTATGACGATACCCACTTGTAAGGCATGTAAGAATTTATCCTGGTCCATTTCTTTAGCCCCTTTCAATATCCAATCTTGATCGCCCATGGTGACATTGGGCATATCTGTAGTAAATGTGGTGCCAAGGTAAAAAGGAGATGTGGAGGCTTCTGGAAAACCCCGTAATGCAGGCATTAATTTGTTGAGCTTTTTGGATTTTAGATATTTTGCTTCATCACCAAATACATGCTGATAAGAATCTCCCGCAACAGAAGAAACCTGATCTAAGGAGCCAAGCTTTATCAAATTTCCTAAGTAGGTGGATATAGTATGCTTAAATTTGAGAACAGGCTTGTAGTTTTTTTGAAAGTGATCTGGAGGTGCAACATCTGTAACATAGTGAACGCCTTCTATCCATCCTTTACGATTGAAGCCTTCCAGAATAGAAGGCACAACATTTTCTAAAGCATTTGTATAAGTATCACTCACTATGGCAAAGCGAGCTCTGGGCATTTCGTAGCAAACATCCATAATTCTATCTGCTAGAATATCTGTAGTTTTGGAAGTACCACGGCCAGCTACAATCTTTACGTGTTGTGGCTTGGATAGATCTATAACTTGTTTTATTACGGTAGCGTAACGCTTCTCTGTATTACTTTTCTTGTAACCTTGGGTTTTCATGGTCTGGTTTAAATAATTTAAAAGGCAATAAATCTGCTTCCTCTCTTAAAGAATTTCGTTCTTTTTCGCTCAATTCTGGATATTCATCTATAAATCTTGCCAGCTTGTACCTATCTGGTTTTGGTAGGCCCAAGAATTCTGCATCTACAGAATACATTTTGAAGGGTTTGGCCAAAAGTTCTTCGGGAAACTCCATGGCATCTTCTTTATTGATTTCTAGTATTTCTGCGATGTCTTTTATTTTACCTAAAGCCATAACAACATCCTTGGAGCTTTCTGCAAGCTTCAGGGCGAGTGTTATTCCATTTTCTAGCTTTTCTGCTAATCTATTCTTGTGAGCTTGTTTGCTGACTTGCCGCTCTGCATAGAAATACTCCGTCATCATATCGTACCACTTGTTGGCGAGATAGTAAGAATAACCATCTACTTTTTCCAAATGCTTTATAATGTGATCTCTACTTTGCCACCTCAAATACATGCCATGTATTTTCTCTAGCTTAGATAGTGTTTCCACGACCTCACTAGGAGCTTCCTTACGGCTTCCATTGTGAATAAAGTCCTGTATGTCTTCTAGAGTGATATCTTCAATCTTCATGGCCAAATAGTATGTCGTTCTTTAAATTTTCTACCCTTTGCACTCTTGCTATTTTCTTAAATTCTTGTGCTGCAGTAATATTTCCACTTTTGGCATGGGTAAGAAGTCCTTCAGCAATAAGAAATTCTGCCTCGAGCAACCCTTTGTCATAATGATGCCTTACTAGGGAGGTATTTATTTTCCACTCTTTTATAAAATGGGTCTCGTTGACACCCAAATACTTTGCTATGCTTCTTGGGGCATAGT